TATATCTAAAATGGGGTGGCAGGGGGATATGTTATACCCAATTAGACAGAAGGAATATAATGAATCTATGGTAAAAAAGTTTTGGGAAGAACGCCACAAGAATTATACAACACCTAAGTAGCTGTTGCAATTGAAATATAGTAATAGATATGTCGTCGTACGCTTTAATTGGTAGTGTGTCCCACCCGAAAATTTTTTCTATAGCGAATAAAATTCAAAGAGCTACCAAGCTTCATGTATACGATAAAGATCCAATGTTTACATTTTCGCCAAACTTGTCTCAAGCTATTAATTATGAATGTGTGGCTGATATGATTTTGAATATGGATAGACCTAGAACTATTATATTATTCGATAATTCGAGGACGGATTTTAAACACGTCGTTGCATGGTCAGATGAAAATGACACAATTATTAATTGTAGCAATGAGATTTTTAAATGGGGTCAGAATTACGAACGTATATGCGAGGATTCAAATATCAATTATATGGATGGGTCTTTAGATGGGAATATCATGATGGTCGGGGGAATGAGATTCTTATTCGAACATTATGAGCCATTTTTTTATTTAATGGCCAGAAGTGTTGTATATACAGGTGATACTATTTCGGAATCTAAACGGTCTTTAGATTGGCCAATTGTATGATTATTAAAAGGGGTTTAGAGAATTGCTTTTAATCATTAATAATGAACAAATCAGATATTCTTTTAACATCAATTGATCGTTTTTATAAAACCCCAGAGAATAGAGCTACACTTTTACAAATTTTGAATAAGACCCGAGGTATTTCTCTTAGAAACTTAGAATGGTTTATCACAAATTATTCCAAAAAAACAAATTTGAGCTACAAAACAAGGGATGGAAAATACTTTAGTGTTCATTGTCAGTATAAATCCACTCTCGACGGATATTCAAAAAAATTGTTTGATCCATTTTGTAGATCTCAGAAAATTACATATAATATTCCGGGTACATCTGATGAGATTAATACGACTGTTGCGCAGTTGAATTTCATAAGATGGTGTATTAAAAATAACATAATCGAGTATATCCAAGATCATCGCAATCAATTATTTAATAAGCAAGAGACATAAATCCATTTTCAAATGAAAACGTTTGGTACCCTACGTAGTATGCGTGAAGACTGTACACCCGATCACTCGTAAGCGCTGCACTTTTTAACTTTATATCCAACACAGTTTTACTCGATTGTAGCTGACTAAAATCAAGACTTCCCGAGGGTTCCACATTAACTGGATTCATCGAGAAGCTGTACGTATAAATATTTCGCTCTGGCCTAGATAATCTATTCGTAAAAGGGACTATGTATTTAAAATATGTATGGTCGGCCTTTGTAATATTAGGTAATGCCTGCCCATTTATATATATTTTGGCTTCGTCTAATACGGGATTGAAGAATGAATTGGTAAATGTCCACTGTGTACTCGCAGAAAAATTGAATCTATTGTGGAAATGATATAATCTATTGTCGGAAGAAAGTGTGCCTCTTGCAATTGTTTCATCTTCATAAGATTTATCCCTAAAAAACCAAAATAAGGTTTTTACGGGTATATTTGGAACTAGTTCCATTTTTATGGTGTCTTTATTTGCAGTAGTTTCCATAGATGGATGCTTTTTAACGATATCAGTCATGAGGGATGTTTTTTGGTTCATGAAATATAATCGTTCACTTGTATCTAATGTTATTTCTTCCGTGATGACATCAAATTTATCGAGTGTGAGTGAGGAATAATCAGTAAAAAATGTCGTGGGGTGAAATTCGAACTCGAACTCGATCTTTTGTTTGTGTATAGCACACAATGGGAAATATGGACGGTTCGGGTTATTGGTTTCGTACTCATCACCTTCATATTTCCGTGAAAAGAAAAACGGGATTGGTATGAATACTTTTGATGTATATCCAGAGAGGAGTTTGTTGTCGTTACCACCAATTTCAGGTACCGATGTTCCTTCCGCGAGGTTTCTATTTACAGTGTATCTTTTTGTTCGTTTTTCAGATGCATCTAGGTAGAGTTGATCGTATATAATACCCCAATCGTTATGATACGTTTCAACGACCAATTCATCAACTCGCATTTTAACAGACTTGAATATGAGTCTCCCCACTTGATCAGCATAGTTATAACCCGTGTCTGTTACGGGTGGTAATTCAAAGCTTACGTAAAGATTGCTAAGGAGATCTCCCATATTTCGAGGATTATACGTAACTTTAATGGTTTCATTAAATGGCCAATTTATGTCAGCTGATCCAGGTTTGGATATGTTTCGTTTTCTGTGATATTTAATAAAATCAGAATGTCTTTTATTTTCATATCTAAATTGTGAGTGTTCTGGGTCATCATGTAATAGGTAAGTATCTTGCTTTCCTATAGCGTTAAGGGATAGGAGTGCGCCCGTATTCGAGCCTTCTATATCACACATACTACTTATTAATTACAAATTTTTAAATCTGTTTTCCACATTTCTAAATGTGTTGTATTTTTCAATTTTTCGAGCTCAATCTTTATTTTTGTAGCTTCTTCCCTGAGAGACTGCACAGCCTCGTGTGTGTACTGGTATGTTTTTATATTGAGGAGATAATCATACGAATTATCAATTCGATGAAAATATCGAGTCATCTCACTTTCTAATTCATTTCTCTTTCTTTTGAAAACGACAAGACGTTCATTAATAACCATATCAACAAATTTAGACATATTATCAATTTTAAGTGCCCGTTGTTCAAGTACTTGTAATAAATGTAATTTCCTTTTCTTATATGTAAGTAAACGTATCTCTACGAAATCTATTAGGATCTCTTCGGGGCTGGTATATTTATGAATTCCCTTTTTCGGATGAAATAAATGCATATTGCTTATGTGGACTGATTTTTGAAGTCGAAACGTTTTGACTATATTAGCGTCTTTACCCGTATACCCCATTATCTCAAAGTGAACTTCATCAGTTGTGCTGTTATTTGTGTATTCTTTGATGATTTTCTCTTCGACGAGTGTATCCAGATATTCCTTGTAATTCTGCGTCCAATGCCCTGGAGGTAGTTCCGTGACGATTAATTTATTATGCGTTTTTTTCCATACCCCTTCCGTTATCCAGATACCCGCATTATTTGTAAAAATTCGACCTTTAAAATTTTTGAACCACGGCGTCATCGGGATGATGGGCTGTTTCGACAGAATTCGCTCTATGTTGTTGCATATATCTTTCGGGTTAAATGGAGGTACATAACTACTAAACCCTGTACCTATGCCTTCAGTCCCATTTACCAATACAGTTGGAATAACTGGTACATAAAAATCCGGTTCTATAGGTTTTCCGTCGTCATCGAGGTAATTTAAGATAGGGTCATCCCGTGCATCAAATAGAGATCTCGCATTTCTAGACAGCCTCGTAAAAATATATCTTGTTTGACTCGCGTCTTTTCCACCCATGAGTCGCGTACCGAATTGCCCAATGGGTTCTAGAAGATTTATATTATTTGATCCGACGTAATCATTTGCTAGTTTTACGATTGTATCAGCTAATGAGACTTCCCCGTGATGGTAACTTGTTTTTTCAGAAACATATGCCGCCAATTGTGCAACTTTCATTTCGTTCGTTAAATTTCTAGAGAAGCATGCATACAGGATCTTTCGTTGCGACGGTTTTAGACCGTCTGATACGTGTGCGATAGATCGTTTTAAATCTGCTAAGCTGAAATTTACGAGATCCTTGTGAATAAATGACGTGATATCAAGCTGACCTATATTTCCATATGGTACCTCTAATTCTGAGGATGGTTTCTCGGAGCTTTCAACAAGCCACGCTTTTCTATAATCTGCCTTTGTTTTGTGGAAGGCTAGTAGCATAGATTCATCTGTTTCAGAATCGACGTCAAATTTTACGGTAAGATCTTGTATTTTTCTGAAATATTCCCTAGCTTCTGCTGAAGTGGATGTACCGAGACCCTTGTAATATTTGATTTTCCATCCAGGTTTTCCGCTACCATACCAATGTCTAAACGTCGAATCCGTGTAGAATGAAATAGTTTGAGACCCCTTAGATACCTTGATTATGGGCGTGACCATACTCACAACGAAATTTAATTTGAGTAGGCTTGGCCAGAAATAATGAATCATGTTTAAGACCAGACCTTTGATATGCGACCCATCCGCGTCGGCATCTGTCATAATCATAAGTCTCCCATACCTGAGTTCACTGAGAGATGTGTATATTTTATCTTGTTGAAGACCAAGAATCTTTTTTAAATCACTGAATTCCTTGTTTTCTGTTAGTTGCTTAACACTCGCATCACGAACATTTTTTGGCTTTCCTCTAAGAGGGAATACCCCATAATAGTCTCTCCCAACAACAGAAAGTCCCGCGACAGCGAGTGTTTTGGCCGAATCTCCCTCTGTTATGATTAGTGTGCATTTTCCAGAACTACTTGTACCCGCTTTATTTGCGTCATCTAATTTGGGGATACCCGTTATTTTGGATTTACGGGTTCCATCCGTCTTTTTGAGTTCTTTCATTTCCTTGAATTTGGATAATTCTAGGAGTTCTGTTTGTACACTCGTTTTGAGTATATTTTTAATAAATGATTTGGGTGGTTCGAATTTGCTTCCAAAACTTTGTGATTTCGAAGTACACTCGGATTTGACTTGGCTACTGAAACTCGGGTTAACAAGTGTCGCTTTTACGAAAACAGAAAAGCAATTCTTGACTTGTTGGGGTTTGAGTTTTATTTTTTTAGCCAGTTCGTCAATGATTGCATTTGATATAATTCCAACAACGTGATCCACGTGCGTGCCACCTTTTGTGGTACATATACCGTTTACAAATGATACTTGCTCAAATCCTTCGCTCGATGGAGCTACACAGACGCTCCAACGATTAGATATGGTCATACAAATTTCATCTGTTTTTGTATGCATTTTAGTATATTCATTGAACGAACATTTTGGTAAGATTGCATCTCCGAACGAGATTTTACAATTTGGGGATGTACATATATTCGAATCATATACACGTTTTTCGAATATTTTATAAATATCTTCCTCCATCGCATTCATTCCAAAACGAGACCAATCTGGGATGAATTCAATACACACACTCGAAGATTTACCAGAATAATTTTTTATTTTGGGGGTATTGCATTTCGTCATATTATTCTCCCATACCTGTGTATAAATGTGTTTATTTACAGGATCTTTGATTTTAATTCTGAATTGAGAGGAATATACATTCGTTAATTTGGCACCGTACCCATTTCTACCACCTACAATTCTTTTCTGACTATCATCGTAATTGGTGCTCGTTAATAAATGACCAAACACAAGTTCCGGGTTCCACACATTCTCCTTTTCATGCATTTTAACAGCTACACCTCCGAGAGGACCATTGTTTTCTATGCGTATAGAACCTATATTTTTATCAACGGATACGGAAATAGACGTCACTTCTTTGGGGTGAAGAGAGTTTCTATCAATCGCATTAACCAGTATTTCGTCAAATATTTTTAAGAGTGCCGGCGAGTACATGACAATCCGTTTTTCAAATCCATCACCACTTAATATCCAATAATATTCACCCAATTTTTCAACTGGTCCCACATACGAATCTGGTCGTTTGAGTATATGCTCAATGTGTGTAAGCTTTTGAACTTTCTCTACCATCTTATGTGTGTTCTATTATTTTGGTTATATTCTCTATTACTTAAGTTTGTTTCTTCACGCATGCGAAAATTAACATACCTCTCAAGCAATCTGAACCATGCGAGTATTTCATCCGTTGTTTTTGCAAACGATATGGGTTTAATATTTCGACGTATTCCGCATTCACGATCTCGAATCACGGGATGGAATGCATTTTTATGAGTGAAACAGGAGTAGCATATCCGTCGCATTTTGGGATTTCCTTTGGTAAACGATTTTAGAAACATTCTATTATTGTATAAAAATAGAGGGATTCTGTATTCTCGTATAATTTTTCTAATTCTGTGGTTATCGGAGTTTATTCTAACATTTAATGGTGCTTCACATATATAACACTTATATTTACACACGATATGCATTTTATAATTAATGCGTGCATTTTTTAACCTAAGTTAAGATGTGTATTTTTAAATTACAGTTCATACGATGATCAAGACCTACGACGATCATCTAAAGGATGCCATGCGGATGTATGATGTAGATACTCCGGATGAGAAATGTTTGGTGTTGGCTAAAGCTGTTTATAAAATGGCTCAGAAAAGTTTACAATTAAAAATAGCAAAATCAAAGCGGGTTATACAGGTTATCGATAGAGTGGAAGAGACCAGTCAAGGGCGTTCACAAATAAATAAATGCCATGCGACTACTTTGGCTGGTAAGAGGTGTGGGTTTAAGGCGGTATGTGGGAATTTCTGTAGAAAGCACCAAAAATAAATATAGGTATATTGTAAATGTTAGAAAAGGAAACACTCAGACCAGTCGTCATAGCTATGATTTTATACATAGCCCTCTCCCAACTTTTACCCGAACTTTTAAAAACGCCAACCGGTATTAAGTTTATAGACGATATTGTTATGATGTTAATATCTCAAAAAGGTTTCATCTCGTCTGGAGCTATTTTAACAGGCGTTATCGTTTATGCTACTAACTACATTGGCGACGAATTCGTCTAATACATTCTTTTTATTAGTCAGGTGTTTTGTGTGCGAATGATCCATGTACACGATTCGCTTGTTATACGCATCCTTCATAAATTCCGTGAGTTGATTGAAATCGGGGTCTCCCCACTGCATACCCTTTTTATATAGAAAGTCATCCTTCTCCAATTCTCGAAGTTTACAATTTATCATATACGGCGTTTTTATATATTCAGATGCCCCTCCATATTCCGTACAAATAACTGGTTTATCTCGAATTGCCGCCTCCACTGCCCCCATACCTACCCCCTCCGAAGAACTAAAACCAACATAACAATCTCCATAGGCGTGAATCCTATCTAATTCTTCATCAGGTAGAAGTCCGTTTATAATTTCTACATTTTTAACACGTATTTCAACTGGTTGTTTACACGTCGCCTTAACTACCAGGCGCGAATCCTCTTTATTCAGGCGAATGAATGCTTCTAAGATATGTCTAAAATTCTTTCTATCGTCCAGTATATTTCCTATATGGTAGAATACATATGGACGGGTATATGGTATATGGGCATGTATAATGTAAAATTCAGTATCCGGAAATTGTTTTGAAAAAACATCTTTACAGAATTTGCTCGGACACGCTATACGATTAAATTGTTTAAAAAGCAATCCATAGTCTTCGTGTACTGGCTGAGTCTCACACACAGTCATACAGATGATATTTTTTACCTTTTTCTTTATTTCCTGTATCTTGTTTATCCAATGGGGTAGGGGTAGTGCAAATATAAAACCATGATCACATTCGGGTATATCGTCATTTATTTGGTAATATATACTTCCAGGAAATAGATCCATATATTTTTTAGTGTGTTGACCAATCCCACTCAATAATGGGGGTCCGATGAATATCATTTAGTATAAAGATTATCTTGCTTTTATGTATATTACAATGGAAGCTCTTCGTCAGGAAATTGAATCCGAACTCTCTCATGTTCGTATTAAAAAGGCGCATGTCTACGAGACACTGACGAAAATCCTAAACATTATCGATCCAAGTTCCGCTCCAAAAGAGCCAGCACCAGCACCAGCACCAGCACCAGCTGCTCCAGAGGAAGAGCCAGCCCCAGTCAAGAAGGTCAAGGGAACCACAAAGGCTAGGGCCAAACCAGTTACAAAGGCAACTACCGAGGCATAATTGGTACGCCCATAGGTGCACCTACAGGTATAGATGGTTTCTTGTTTATCATATATACATAACCACCAATTATTAAGGCTATTATAAGTACGAGGTATTTGAAAGGGTATTTCTTATTCTTTTCTATCTCCAATTCCATAAGATCCTCCTTATCCGGAAGTTTACGAACATTTTTGTTAAGTTCATCAATCTTCCTGATAAGTTTTTTAAGTGCATCCAGTGTTTGTTGATCTTTATTTATTGGTTTTTCTTTCGTGTCGATCGTCGTAATTTCTAATGTAATAGACCATTCACGCGAATTTTGGAGTCCTTGGTAGACATCGTTTGCACCAAGCTCGTAGAATGAAAAATCCAATCGTTTGATCGAGATGGGGTTAAAATAATTTGTTTTACGAGTCATGAGCTTTGCCTGTTTATCGAATGTATAATCGTCCCCAGTCGGAACCGCGTTATTCTCGAGTGGACACCTCGCCAATACATGTCCTCTAGTCGTTAACAACTGTGCAGTTGTAGGAATTTGGGGACACACGATATCTACGAGTCTGGCAACTCCACCGTCTCGATCTCCAGCGCCACCGATTTGCATGAAATACGCATCGACGACTTTTAAACCGATGACCTCTGTCATGCCTTCAAAATGAATATTAGAATTAAAATCAAGATCGAGTGTAATGGGTATGTGGCGTCCCCTTACTGCTTCATTTCCAGTGTGTGGTTTTATATTTACAGAATCAATGGTAATATATTGAACCTTGTGTGGAACATCATTTAAGTCTATTAAATTCATCCTGTATTAAAGGAAGATAAAAAAAAGAGATAATAATATACATATAAACAATGTGGTGGTTATACCCCAGAGCTATTTGTAGAGTTATTCCAAAAACCATCGCATACAGAGTAACTCGCAGAGTTTCCCTTGAAATTTTATATCTCGTTCACCTCCTCACAATGATTGCAGTGTCTTTACCAGAATATACGTCGATTATATTGAATTATGTTCAACGGATTTTTCAGACGGTTGTACATTTACCGGAATACATGAGAGATTTTTATGAAGAAACCACTTTGAGTCGGGGTTGGATTTCCCTATGGAATCGGCCTAAGAAATTCATTTTAGATGTTCAACTCGAAAAATATAAATTGGAGGGAGAATACCTGACAAGACAGGGGAGTCGGGAGAGGACTGGACATCAAACGGATTGAAAATAAGAAAAAAGATAACCTAAGATTATAAAAATCATACATATAGTAGAAATTAACATGTTTTCAAATTTGGGTGCATATATAGGAGATGTACTCAAATTAATATCCCCTATTTCAACATCGAATGTTTCTTCGCCAGATACTCTGATTTCGTCTATATCTCATTCTTCATTAGATTTGCGAGATTTACAACCAATTCCGGAATTTAAAATAAAGCGCGAAGGGTTGGGTTATACCGAAACATACGAACGAATTATTTCTCGAAACGAATCAAACGATAAGATAGTTTTAGACATTTTAAAACAACGATAATTTTAATACCTAAGTTTTTAAGAATGTTATTTAAAAGTTAACCATAAATGTTATGTATGACGACGACTATATCCCGCTCACCACCGACGACTTTAAAATCGCATTTTGTCAAGCGACTCGACCCTTGTGTACGGACATCCAAATGCTTCTCTGGGACGAAGTTGTTAAATACAGAGAACCACCAACTTGTCCAGGTGCACCACAAAAACAACGAGAAGATAGACGAAAACGACTTAATAAGTTCATTGAACATCAGCGAGCTAAGAGATGCTCTCCACAATCTTAGATATCATCAAATATATGGTCAAGGATATTCCTTTTTATACGACGCAGTTATTAAACGTGTTCGAGACCAACTGAGAATTTTGGAAATTAAACCAAAGGTTATGACGTCAAGTGTGTGTGATGAAGAGGAATTGAGAGGGTGTAAAGAGGCACTCCGTGAGTCGTATATTAAGGAACAAGAAAATTGGGAAAAGGAACTGATAATGTCGGGAAAATTTGATTCGTGGGCATTATCAGAACAGAATACGGAAGAATTTGTTTCGGAAGATGAGCTTCTCGAAACGGAAGTTCGTTTACACGAATCTATTCAAAGACGTGAAAAATTTGATGAAAAGCTGAGATCGTTCACTCAGCGACTATTTAAAGATAAGAGGTTCGCAAGTAGAATAGACTTTTTTTAATATTAATTAATCTATTCAATCTCGTCTTCATTTTCAGATTGTTTTGCATCATCAGAACCGTCATCATAGATTCCCGCCTCGACATCTATGACGGTTTCTTCATTTTTTATTTTCGTGATCTTATTATGGGTTTCTTCTAAATCTAACGTGACTGGTTTAGAAAAACACCCACTGCCGCTGTTATGTCGACGCATAATATTTTTCTTCACGAGTGCGAGAGATTTTGGAACCGGTTCCATAGTTTGACCACTTTTACGAAGGATTTTGAGTTCTTCCATGAGTTCCGTGCGCGCTTTATCTTCGGGAAGTATACTTTTTAGCTTTTTCATAATTGTGTTTTCTCGAATGGCATTGTACCGGCGTATGGGGTGTATGTTAATTATCTCAGGTTTATACATGTTCTCAACATCTTTATACACAAATTCGAACTCTTCGAGTATTTCTTGTGGGATGTTTGGAGATTGTTCTAATAGACGATCGTATTCCGCGCGACACTCTTCGATGAGGTCAACACCATCTTTTGTTCTATCGTTAAGAGGGAGACTCAATTCGAGCCTGATATTACGCGAGAATTTACCGAATGCGTTCGCAGCCGCGCGATGAGATTCCATATACTCCGATAACTTTAAGAACTGTGATACGGTGGCGATGAGACCGGCGATTAAATTTAAACCCCCTATACCTGGGGCCACATAGGGTTTAAGACTATCACCAAATGAATCCTGAGCAAAATTCGCTGTACCCGTGATAGTAGATAGAATAATAACAGGTAATGTGTACCGCATATTCGATTTTCTGAATTTCATGAATGACTGATGATGCATGTATCTATAACATGCAGCAGCCTCTCCCCACGATTTGAGTACGACTTCTTGCTGCTGATGCCATTTAGGGATTGGTTTTGGAATTTTTTTCTCTTCGCCCATCCTCACCTGGTATTATATGTATATATTTTTATACACATCGTCTACAGATGTAAACATCCTAGAATATACGTTAAAATAGATAAAGAATTTGTTTGAAATATGAGTATGATTTTAACGCACGCAAGAATTGGTGGACCGGTTAGAGTGGGGACTATTAAATGTAGAAGTGGCGCGACGCGTCGCTTCGTGGTGTGTCGTGCGCGTAGTGATGCCACGGATCGTTTAGCGGATGCGATTAAGGCGGCGGAGGAGTGTGTCGATAATTGTGAGAATGTGATGAAGGCGATGGAGGAGTGCTCGGTGGAGTGGGATGTGGTAGAGGAATTGAGTGCGGCACAGAAGGATAGGGATGGCGATATGCAGGAGAGTGAGTTGACCGATGAACAACTCGCGTTTCTTACCAAAATTCGCACGGTTTCTGACGAGGACGGAAAATGGACCGAGATTGCACCACACATTATCGAGGAAATAGAATATTTATATTCAGAGCTAACAGAAACGAGAACTCAAAATATTCGCTTGAAGAGAATCATTTCCTCCTATTTCGGACGTTCAGTGTTTTCTCCTTCGAGTTTTGGGACGCTGGATTCTCGAAAAAAGACATCCTCCATGGATGTTTTTGATGAATTTTTGGAATACGATGGACCATCTATCGATAACGAACCGGATAGTGCAACAGAATTGTATGAATTTTGTGGCGAGGTTCCATACGATGACGAGTGTCGGATGTATGATGTTTGATTTGAATGTGTCTTAAAAAATAAGATAGTTGTATGAATAATGAATACATTGCGGGAGGCATTTGAAAACACGGTTATTATTTTGGGATTTCAATGGGTAGTCGGCGAAGTATTTGAACGAATTACACGTGGTCATGATTAACCTAAATAAAGAATCGAGTTCTAATAAAAATACAAAAACGAAATGACCATCTTCTGCAACTTCGATTGTGGGTCACCGCGACGCGCGAACGCCGCGGGAAAGAAAGAACTATCGCACACTGCTGAATTTGGAAGCCTTACATATGGATTTTTGGATAATACAACGTCTGTGGTTAGGGTGAGAGGTTTGGAGAAATTTTGTTCGGATGCTGTAGAACAGGAATGTGTGGTATACGGTCTTAAGGCCGACGAAGCATTTCCGGAAGAGATGTGCGGCGGAAATTATCTTGGTAATTTCCTCAATTACAATTCTAATTATTTGGCTTATATAGGTTTAAGTAAAGAGCGCGTGAGGACTAAATACGGTCTCGTTCGGTTTGTTTTATTTACACACGCCGTTTATGAGGAAGACGAATGGTCTTCATTACCGTTATATTTAATGGATCGATACAAGATCGGGAAGGCCGAAATGATGATCGAAAGAGGAACCCTACAAAAAGATGATACGGTCGATATATTTCCGAAAGTTATTAAGGAGTATGCGATTGATTGGTGGCTCAACGTTTTTAACAATTGGGAAGTTGAAACTATCGACGATATACTTGATCTCATGGACGATCACGATATTCATGATCACGTTGATTGGAGCGAATTACTTAATCATTTGGAGCATAACCAATTGTGCGATACCTCCGAAAGTGAGACAGGTACTGACGAGGATGCTGAATCGGTCGCTGAATCGGTCGCTGAATCGGTCGCTGAATCGGTCGCTGAATCGGTCGCTGAATCG